GGTAGAACAGAAAGGGGAGTATGACACCCCTTTCATCCGGAAGCCTATCGGCTATGTTTTGGTTGGTCAGGTTAACTGGGAAACCTGTGCTTACGTTGCCCGGTATGTCCTCAAGAAAGCCTCTGGTCCCGATGCTGATGTCTACCAGACGTTTAACATCCAACCAGAGTATGTCGATATGTCCCGCCGTCCTGGTATTGGCCGCCAATGGTACGAAGACCATCCCGAGTGCATGGAGTATGATACTATTTCTATCTCCACTCCTGATGGTGGCCGCAAGATTCGTCCCCCTAAGTATTTCGATAAGCTTTTTGATTTGGAACAACCTGAGCTTATGGCTGAGATTAAGGCCAAGCGCAAGCACTTTGCCGAGGAAGGCAAGAAGGCCAAGCTGGCCCAGTCTACTATGACTTACGAAGAAATTCTCGAGACCCAGGAGCGCGTGCTCCATAACCGTATAAAAAATTTGAGAAGGGAGTTGTAATCATGGCTCGAAAAATGAAGCGTTCTCAGGATAGGCAGGTTTTTCGTCACACCGCCGTCAATTCCAAGCGTATCAATGTGAACCCTAAAATCTATCGCGGAGGTATTAGGATGTGAATGATGAACGTGCTACCGTCTGTGTCCGGCTGAATCTCGATGCCGACTGTTACGAGCTGGCCGCCAAAGTTTGGCGCTCTCTCGATATGGAGCTCGATTTTTATGAGTTCCTCGCCCTGGAACTGCAAATTCGGCTCATTGAGCTTTCTGGTTTTTTGGAGGATGATAAAAATGATGCTTAACGTTTATGCTATTCGTGATCTGCGTTCCGGTTTCTTCGGCCTCAACACTGAGCAGAATGACTATATCGCTGCTCGCAACTTTGCCAACGCCATTATGGAATCTAAGGGCGTGCTCTTTACTCACGCTTCCGATTTCCAGCTTTTCCGGATTGGTGAGTTCGATTCCGATAAAGGTGTTCTCATTCCGGCCCAGCTCCACGAGCTCATTTCCGACGGCGCGGAGGTTCTCCGCTCTATGCAGCAGAAGGAGGATGTCTGATGTTTCAGACTTGGCATCGTGATCAGGAGCATTTTTGCTCTGAGCCCGGCTCCGGCGAAAAGATTCTCTATTCCCCCGAGTTCGACCGCTTCGGCGTTATGGCCCTCAAGGAGAGTGGTAAAGAGGACCTCTACGCTTTCATCCAGAGCCACAAAGATTCCGTTGACCTCCATAAAATCATGGACAGGTTCAATGCTGGTGATACTGCCGCCCTGCAAAAGGTGCAAGGCATGTTTGGTGATTTCAGCCAGATGCCCCAGACCTATGCCGGGCTGCTCAATCACATGATAGAGGCCGAGCAGACGTTTATGAGCTTACCCCTCGAAACCCGTGAGAAGTTCGGCCAATCTTTCCATGCTTGGCTCGCCCAGGCAGGCTCTGAGAGCTGGTTGGAGGCTATGGGTATGGTTACACCACCCGCCTCTCAAAATCTCGCTGGTGAGCCGCCAGCGGCCTCACAGGGCCCGAAAGGAGGTGAGACAGACCCCGCGCCAGCCTCACCCGCTGGTTAAATTCCATATTCCTGACATTGGCTGAATCTGATTAAAGTAGCCTACACGGCCGCCCTGGCCGTGTGAACAACAGAGAGCGAGGGGCCCCATGGGCCCCTCCTTTTGAACAACCGTTACTGACTGGAGGTATTAACTTGTCTCGTAATGAAAATACAAGATTTGCTCTTAATCCTACTAACCTTGATATTGCTCGTAGCACTTTTCGGCGTGATCATAGCGTTAAACTCAGTTTTAACGTCGGAGACGTTATCCCCTTCTATGTCGATGAAGTTTTACCTGGAGACACTTTCCAGTTGAAGACTTCTATGGTGGCCCGCCTCCAAACCTTGCTCACTCCCATGATGGACAATCTTTATCTCGACACCTATTTTTACTTCGTGCCTAACCGTATTGTCTGGCAGCATTGGCGTGAGCTGATGGGTGAGAATACACAGTCCGCTTGGATTCCTAAGACTGAGTACTCTGTCCCCCAGGTAACTGCGCCCTCTGGTGGCTGGTCTATTGGTTCCATTGCCGACTACATGGGCATCCCTACTGGTGTTGCCAACCTCTCTGTTAATGCCCTCCCCTTCCGCGCCTACGCCCTCATCATGAATGAGTGGTTCCGTGATGAGAACCTCTCTGACCCCCTCAACATCCCTGTGGATGATGCTACCCTTGCAGGTTCCAATGGTACCAACTATATCACCGATGTTGTCAAAGGCGGTATGCCCTTCAAGGCCGCCAAGTTCCATGACTACTTCACTTCCGCTCTGCCTGCTCCGCAGAAAGGCCCTGATGTAACCATTCCTGTCGGCCAGGGTGGTAACCTTCCCGTTGTTTCTCTTGCCGATCGTGTTGATCATTCTCTCTTTAAGTCCCCTATGTCTGCCTGGGCTTCTGGTGTTGAGAGCAATACCGATTATTCTAGTATTAAGCAGACTTTCGACTTTGGCAGTACTGGTGCCTCTGCTACTGAGGTTAATTCTACCTCTACCGGTATGTCTTTTGGCTCCGGTTCTTCCCGTGATGGTACGTTGTACTTTGACAACCTGTGGGCCCTTCAGTCTGGTTCTGTGACGGCGGCCACTATCAACCAGTTGCGCATGGCCTTTCAGGTCCAGAAACTTTATGAGAAAGACGCTAGAGGAGGTACTCGTTACATTGAAATCCTTAAATCTCACTTCGGTGTTACCAGTCCTGATGCTCGCCTCCAGCGTCCTGAGTATCTTGGCGGCAACCGTATACCTGTTAATATCAATCAGGTGGTGCAGAACTCTGCAACCCAGGCTGATGGTACTCCTCTCGGTGATACGGCTGCCTTTTCTGTTACTACCGATGTTCACGGCGATTTCATTAAGTCTTTTGTTGAGCATGGTTTTGTGATCGGCATCATGGTCGCCCGCTATGACCATACCTATCAGCAGGGCCTTGAGCGTTTTTGGTCTCGTCGTGACCGCCTGGACTACTATTTCCCGGTTTTCGCCAATATCGGTGAGCAGCCTATTCTGAACAAGGAAATTTACGCCCAGGGCACCGCCCAGGATGATGAGGTTTTTGGTTATCAGGAAGCCTGGGCCGATTACCGTTACAAGCCGTCCCGTGTTGCTGCTGAAATGCGTTCCAAGGCTCCGGCCTCCCTTGATGTTTGGCATCTTGCCGACGAGTATACCCAGCTCCCCAAGTTGTCTGATGCGTGGATTCGTGAGGATAAGACCAATGTTGACCGTGTACTTGCTGTTACTTCTAGTGCGTCTAATCAGATGTTTGCCGATCTCTACATCCAGTGTAAGGCTACTCGGCCTATGCCTATGTATAGTATCCCTGGCCTTATCGACCATCACTAAGAGGTGAGATTATGGCGATGAATTCGGCCAAATCGGCCTTGACTACTGCCTCCCCTGGTGCTATTGTAAGACCAGGGTCTCTTGATAAATACCGACTTAACACTACTGGATCTATAACTGGCGCCCTCCAAGGTATTGCGGGCAGCAATACCGCCGCCAGCGCTCAACAGGCAGAAGAACTCCGGAAGTGGCAGGAAGCGCAGTACGAAACCATGCGTCGGTACAACAGTCAAGAGGCCCAAAAAAATAGAGATTGGCAGGAGCGTATGAGCTCCACCGCCCATCAACGAGAGGTGCGTGACCTAATTGCTGCTGGCCTTAATCCCGTTCTTTCTGTCACTGGTGGTAGCGGTGCCGCTGTTACTTCTGGCGCAACGGCTAGCTCCGGTGCCCCGTCCGGTGCTATGGGCAGCGTTGATAATAGTGCCACTGGTGCTATTGCTGGCTTGTTTGGGAGTTTGCTTAGTTCTTTTTTAAGCCTTGAGGGCACCCGTGTTTCTGCTCAGTCTAATCAGGCTATCGCGGATAAATATACGGCTATGTCCAAATATACTTCCGAACTTCAGGCACAAACTCAGCTTAATACGGCTACTATTTCTGCCGCTGCTCAACGTTATACTGCTGATGCTCATTTAGCTGGTACAAAGTATGCCGCAGACCAGTCTGCCGCCGCTCAGAAGGTTGCCGCCTCCATCCATGCTGCTGCGCAAAAGTATGGTTATGACGTGCAGTCTATGACGCAAAAGGAGATTGCCGCCTTTAATGCTGAGGTGAATAAAGATTTACAGCAGGCAGGCTTTAAACAGGAGTTTGATATCAAAGAAGCTTTCCCGAATAATGGTTGGAATGCTTTTGGTGGTCTTGCTACTCAGGCTGTTGAGGATATTCAAAATGCTAATTTACCTTGGGGTAAGAGCATCTTTGATTATTTTGCCAACGTGTTGCCCGGTGCTGTTTCTGGTAAGGATGCTTCAAAGAAGCGCAAAAAGCGCTGACGACTGAGGCTGTCAGGTGGAGGGTGTGGGAACCAATACTATCTTGATATATTGGTTCCCACTGACACCTCCCTGGCCCCGAGTACGGAAAAGCTTGCGGCTCTAAGAGTGTAGCGATTGGAGTGATTGTTTGTCATGTTTTCATCCCCTTAAGGGTTTTCAAGTCGGTTTTACCAAGAATGGCAAGGCTGAAATGAAGATAGTTCCCTATGGCGTTCATCACCTGGAATTGCGAAAAGGTCGCATCTGTACGTCCGATGTTCCCGAGATTTCTGCTTACGCTGAAAAGACCTGGCTTGACTGGGTTGAGATTCCTTGCGGCAAGTGTGAAGGCTGCCGCATAGCCCGCTCTCGTGAATGGGCTAACCGCTGTATGATGGAACTCGAATATCATGATTCCGCTTACTTCCTGACTTTGACCTATGACGAAGAACATGTACCTCGCCATTGGTATTCTGATCCGGAGACCGGAGAGGCGATGCAGTCTCTCAGTTTGGAGAAGCGTCACATGCAGCTTTTCTGGAAGCGCCTTCGGAAAGCCTTCCCGGATGACCACATTCGGTATTTTATGTGTGGTGAGTATGGCTCTACCACCTTTCGCCCTCACTATCATGCAATAGTTTTTGGTCTCCACTTGCATGACCTTGTTCCCGTGCAGGATATCCAGCGCGGCGACGTTGGATATCGATATTACTATTCTGAGGCTTTACAAAAGGCCTGGAGTGTGGTAGAACAGAAAGGGGAGTATGACACCCCTTTCATCCGGAAGCCTATCGGCTATGTTTTGGTTGGTCAGGTTAACTGGGAAACCTGTGCTTACGTTGCCCGGTATGTCCTCAAGAAAGCC